AGTTAACGCGCGAGCAAAAATTAAAGGCGATTTATTTGGCCTATTTCTTATAAGGGATTACTAAACTAAGTAGTTTAGCTTGGGGTATTTGTATATTTATATATACATATTTATATATCCCACCCTACCTCACAGTTAGTAAGTTAGCCTCAACCTGGACGGCAAAATATTGTCTGAGGGACAGAATAAGGCCGTCTGAGGCGCTAACTGTTCGTTCCACACCCTACCGAGTGTAACCTGGAAGAGAGTACCTCTACTGCCCTCACAGGCAGTCTGGTGATTAATTGTAAAATAATTGAAAAAACTTTAAAAATAAATTGAACTTTTCTTAATTTCTGGTGTCTAAGAGAGAAAACAAAGTTCTTAGCCTGAGAACTTTTTCCCGTAAGGGGAGAGTTCTTTCTCAGGCTTAGAGCTAGAACTTCTACCAAAGAAGTTTTAGAGCGTAGAACTTTCTACGAACGAAGTAAGTAAGACTTCGATTAGAAGTCTGAATACTTCAGTACATTCAGTTTGAGTGAGTAGTTATATTACCAGCTTTAGTGGAGATCTACCTTTAGAAACATGACTAGTAAACAAGCACTTCTTTCAGAAGAAGAAAGACTAGACCTAGAATTATCAGACTTATATTCTCCCTTCAGTAAATACACTGTTGAAGAGAAAATGAATATTGTACTGTGTTACTTCCTTACAGGGAAGTCTAACTATGCAGCCACTCTAGCAAAAAATAGTTACGGAATAAAAGTACCTCCAGCCACAATACGTGCCTGGAAAACTAAAAGTTCTTGGTGGTTAGACGTCTACAATGAATGTAAGAAGAAGAAGAATGAAGAATTAGACTCAGCCTGTAGTCAGGTCATTCACCAGAATCTAGAAGAAATTCAAGATAGGGTCACTAAAGGTGACTACAAGCTCGCCAAAGTAATTGACGAAGAAACAGGTAAAACCATAAATAAAGTAATACGAATGCCAATGACAGGAAGAGACTTGGTAATCGTAATGGGAACAATATTTGACAAAAGGCAGCTCCTACGAGGAGAGGCTACTGCCAGAACTGAAAAGGTTACAGAGACAGATAGACTTAAAAAGCTGGAAGATAAGTTTATTGAAATGGCAGGAATGAAGAAAGAGTGGAACGCGAAAACAATAGAAGGCGAAACCCTCAAGACAAAGTTTGAAAAGGAAACCCTAGAATAAAGTAGGTCGTGCTGGGCCATCAGTGGTCTCCAAAACCATAGAGTGAGGTTCGATTCCTTAGACCTGCGCCAAATTAGTAGAGAACGCTCATCAGGTAGAGCACCCGGCTGTAACCCGGAGGTCAGCTAGTTCTGTGTTGGTTCGAATCCAGCTCTCTACACCAGTTAATACACTCTCTAAGCCTATGTACACACTCTCTTGATAAATCGGAGTGTCACTGGAAAGCTCAAATCAGAGGGTCTTTACACTTAAGGTAAACTATGTCAAAAAAGCGCAACTATCGAAAAGAATATGACAACTACCACGGCAAACCTGAGCAACGTAAAAAACGCTCTAAGCGTGTCTTAGCTCGTCGTATTATGGAAAAGGCAGGATTAGTGAGTAAAGGAGATGGAAAAGATGTTGACCATAAAAATGGTAATGCTAAGGATAATAGCCGTTCTAATCTCCGTGTTCAGAGTAAAAGCACCAATCGCTCCTTCGCAAGAACTAAGCGAGCAGGAAAAGCAAAGCGTTAATTTTATGAAACTTGGAGAAAAGCAAGAACTCTTTATGAGACTAATGCCTCGCCTAATTGATCACATACACTCTCAAGGGTACGAGATTCGTGGAGGAGATTTGCTTCGTGACGAACGTGTCTTCGGAAAACTAGGCGAAAAGAAAGGTTATGGACATAAAAATTCTTGTCACAAACTAAAGATTGCTATTGATTTAAATTTATTTAAAGATGGTCAATTTTTAACCACTACAGAAGATCACAAGTTAATTGGAGAGTGGTGGGAAAAACAACACCCTCTGTGCCGTTGGGGTGGAAGATTTAACGATGGCAATCACTATAGTCTAGAACATGAGGGGATGATGTAATTATGGCAATACCACTAGGTTTTATTACAACAGCAATTAATCTATTTAAAGATTCTAAGGTAGGTAAACTGCCTCTTCCCGGAGCTTCTCAGACTTTCGGAGAAGCTACCGCGAGCAAGACAGGTGTAGCCATTATAACAATCATAGGATTCTCAGCTACCCACATTCAGAGCAATCCAGAGTCTTCTGCGGGATGGATAATGTTAGGTATTTGTGCCTTAGCCGCTACAATCGGAGACCGCGTTGATAAGGTATACAAGATCCTTAAAGAAGATAAAGACAACAGAGAGTAGTGAATAGATTAAACGCAGATTTAATATATGGGTTTACTACCTCTCTTCTTTTAAGTAGATTTGACTCCCCTAAACCTACGCCACAGTTTCACTGGGAGTTGTGGGATCTCTTTTGTAAAGAAGATAGACAAGTAGCCATTGCGGCTCCCAGAGGCCATGCTAAAAGTACGGCAATTACACATACATGTACTCTAGCGTCAGTCCTTTTTAGAGAACGAGACTTTGTTCTTTTAGTCTCAGACACAGAAACACAGGCTATACAGTTCCTTGGAGATATTAAAAAAGAACTCCAAGAGAATGAAGATTTAATAGAAGCTTTTGGAATCAGACGTTTCATCAAAGATACAGAGTCAGATATTATTGTAGAGTTTAATGACGGAGCACAGTTCCGTATCATTGCTAAAGGATCTGAACAGAAGGTAAGGGGAATGAAGTGGCGTAATAAACGCCCTAATCTCATTATTGGAGATGATTTAGAGAATGATGAAATCGTACTTAACGAAGACCGTAGATTTAAATTTAGACAGTGGTTTTTTAACGCTTTAATTCCTGTAGGCTCTGACGACTGTATTTACAGAATTGTAGGCACCATCTTACATATGGATTCTATGTTAGAGAGATTGATGCCAGAGTGGGGAGCAGGAACTACAAGGACAGATGGAATACGCCACTGGTCAATTAAGAGGTCTTCCTGGACATCTATTCGATATCAGGCACACAGTGAGGATTACTCCTTGTTGTTATGGCCTGAGAAGTTCCCTAAAGAGCGCTTACTTGAAATACGCGAGACTTACATTGACCAAGGGTTCGCAGAAGGTTACGCACAGGAATACCTTAATTATCCTATTGACGAAGAGAATGCTTTTTTCAGGCACTCTGATTTCTTGCCAATAGAGGATTACGAGGAATATCTAGAATACTATGTTGGTGGAGATTTAGCCATCTCGGAGAAAGACACTAGGGCATATTCAGTATTTGTAGTTGCCGGAATGAATGCTAAGGGTATCTTGAAAATAGTGGATGTTATTCGCGCACGTATGGATTCTAAAGAGATTGTAGACGAATTATTTTCACTACATAATAGATATACTCCAGAAGCCTTTTTCATAGAAAAGGAAAATATTGCTAGATCTATTGGCCCCTTCTTAACAGAAGAGCAGCTTAATAGAGGCGTCTATTTAAACATTGGGGAGGATACTTTAATTGTACCTACTCAAGATAAAATGAAAAGAGCGCAACCTATAAGAGCTAGGGCTAGAGCAGGTACTGTACAGATTGATACAGAAGCTTTTTGGTACGAGACTTTCTTAACAGAACACTTACAGTTTCCTAGAGGCGTATACAAAGATCAGGTAGATGCCTTTGCTATGATAGGATTAGGACTCGCTAAAATGAACGTAGTTCCTACTTCTCAAGAAATGGAAGATATAGAGTGGGAAGAAGAATATAGTGAGAGTGCTATTAATATCGACACACGAGACTGGCTAACCGGCTATTAAGCATAAATTATCAAGGATAATTATTTGGACAACGAACTTAAAGAACAAACTTTACTTTTAGAATCTACAGATATCTCTTCAGAAATTTCAGAAGAAATTTTGGAAAAGATGGGAGAGACAGTAGTAACTACTTATGATGAAGATCTAAACTCTAGAAGTGCTTGGGAAGATGCCAATGAAAAGTGGATAAAATTAGCAGCCCAGGTTGTTGAAGATAAGAGCTATCCGTGGAATGGCGCAGCCAATGTAAAGTATCCTCTATTATCTACTGCTGCTTTACAGTTCCATGCTAGGGCGTATCCTGCACTAATCCCTGACAATACCATTGTAAAAACTAGAGTATTGGGAGAAGATCCAGATAATAGTAAGTTTGAGAGAGCTAGTCGGGTCTCTAAACACATGAGTTATCAACTTCTTGAGGAGGATGATGATTGGCAGGAAGATATGGATAGGATGTTATACATTCTACCCATCGTAGGTACAGCCTACAAAAAAACTTATTTCAGTGCTCTAAAGAATAAAAATGTATCAAAGTTAGTATTGCCTGACGATCTAGTAATTAATTACTACGCCACAGATTACGAAAGAGCAATTAAGACTCATAGAATGTATCAAGATGAAAATGAAATCTATGAGTTAATGAAATCCGAACACTATAGGGATATTGATCTGGAACCTGCGGAGGGATATGCTGAACACCTCGGAGTAGAGGATGAAGTCATTGGACTAGATGAGCCTTCAAGAAGCCTTATAGATGAAGACGGCTTCAATGACCAACCTTATCTTATTCTAGAACAACATACGTTCTGGGACTTAGATAATGATGGATACAAAGAACCTTACATAATTACAGTAGATTATGCGAGTCAAAAAGTACTTCGCGTAGTTGCTAGATGGCAAGCAGATAAAGTACTTGCAAATAAGAAGAATGAAATAATTAGAATTGCTCCTACAGAGTATTTTATACCTTATGGCTTTTTCCCTAATCCAGAAAGTAAAATTTACTGGCAAGGTTTTGGCTCTTTACTAGGCCCGATAAACTCAGCCTCCAATACGATACTAAATCAATTAATTGATGCAGGCACCTTAGCTAATTTACAAGGTGGTTTTTTAGGTAAAGGTATCCGTTCTCGGGGAGGTAAGATTACCTTCAAACCTGGACACTGGGAACAATTACAAACTACGGGCGACGATTTAAGAAAGAATATTTATCCCCTACCAATTAAAGAACCTAGTAGTGTTTTATTCCAGTTATTAGGAATGTTAATACAGGCTGGTGAGCGACTCAGTTCTGTAAAAGATATTATGGTAGGTGAGAACCCAGGACAAAATCAACCCTACGCTACTACAGTAGCCGTACTAGAACAGGGTATGAAAGTATTTGTAGGGATCTACAAAAGAATATATAGATCCTTAACAAAAGAATATAAAGCTTTATTTAGATTAAATAGTTTATACCTAGATCCTAATACTTATTTTAATCTCTTAGATTCAGAGAAAGCAGAAAAAGCAGGTGCAGAAGATTACAATCTTCAAGATATGAATATTGTACCTAACGCAGATCCTTCTATTGTATCTGAAGCTCATAAAATGATGAAAGCAGAAAGTCTTCTTCAGAAAAAAGCATCAGGATTACCTTTAAATACAGCGGAGGTAACTAAACGAATTCTTTTAGTAGAGGGACATGAAGACGTTGAGATGTTGATGCAGCCAGATCCCCCTGCCGAAGATCCTAAAATTACTTTAGAGAAAGCTAAACTCGCTCAAGAAAAAGAGTTGCGACTAATGGAAATCCAAGTACAAGAGCAGACAACTAGATTTGAAGCTCTCAAAGATTTAGCACAGGCCTTCTCTAATATTGCTAAAGCAGCAGAAACCCAACAAAATATGGAATCTAGCAGTTTCCAGACAATTACTTCTCAGTTACTAGATGAATACAAAGCAGTAACAGAACGCGCTAAAGTAATCCAAGATGGTGCTTTACAAGCACAGAGACAGCCCACACAAGAGGAGAGCATTTGAAACAAATAGATAGACTCTTTGATTCAGAAGATTTAAGAAATAGAGCAGTACAATTAATATTAGAAGTACCTTCGGCAGAAAAGAGACAGTGGCAGGAACATCCTTGTACGCAGGCATTAATGCTTACGTTAAAAGGAGATTATTTAGATCATCATTCCGTTTGGGAAAGAGGAGGCTTTACTGCTGAGTCAGTGGAAGGTACAGCTCAGATGAATTCTAAAGCCCTTGGTTCTTTAGAAGCCATAAGATTAATAGCAGAGTATATAGAGGATATTCACTTAAATGATAGAGATGAAGGGTTATAGGCTCTTAGTTAAGCCAGATAAAGTAGAAAAGACTTATGGAGAAAGTAAAATAATTCTAGCCCAAAATGAAAAGATGGAAAAAACAGGTATTCAACGAGGTACAGTTATCAGCGTTGGGCCTAATTGTTGGAAAGCTTTTCGTGAGGTAGATGAAAAAGGAAAAGAACATAATGGTAATCAATGGGTAAAGCCTGGAGATTATGTACTATTTGCTAGGAGTGCAGGTAGATTCGTATATGATCCTTTTGAGGATGCCGATGATAGTGAAAACGAATATTTAGTAATGAATGATGAAGACATTCTAGCTAAGATCAAAAAGGGACTAAATCCTAAGTTTGAGAATACCACTCAAAAAGAAGCCAATAAATTTATATAAAAGAGAGATTTAAGATATGGGAACAGAAGCATACGAATATAGCGATCTAGATATAGAGAAAAAAGAAGAAGTAAATGAAGATTTAAAAGGTAAAGAAGAAGAGCAAGACGACGTAAATGATCAAGAAGATTTTGATCAGGACGACGACGTTGGCCCCGCACTAGTTAAGGCAGAAGAAGATGGTTGGGTGCCTAAAGAAGAGTGGAAGGGAAATCCAAAGGACTGGGTAGATTTTCGTGAATTTAATATTCGCGGAGAATTAATGACTCGAATTAAATCTCAAAGTAACCAGTTACATACCTTAATGGGAGAGACTAAAGACTTAAAGGAAGCGTTACAGGTACTTGGGGAACATAATAAAAAGACCGCAGAGAGAGAATATAATAGAGCAATTAAAACTCTCAAAGCAGAACGACGAGACGCTAGGGAAGCTAACGACTATGAAGCCCTAGATGAAATTGAAGATCAAATTGATGAACTCACTGAAGCTAAAAAAGATCTAGACGTAAAAGAAACTAATAAAAAAGAAAATACTGGGAACGTAGGGCCAACTCCTGAACAAAAAGCTTATGTACAAGAGTGGATCGAAAATCCAGAAAATAAATGGTATGTAGAAGATAAAGCCTTGACCGCAGCGGCAGATTCATTTATTTGGGAATATGCACAAACACATCCTAATGATTTAGAGGGTGCTATTAGTCATATGGAAAAACAGATGAAGAAGCGTTTTCCAGAAGAGACAGGAGGTAAGCAGATTAAAAGAGGTTCTGCAACTACTGAGACTGATGGCAGAACTAGAAGCAAAACGCAAAGGAGTGGTAAAAAGTTTACCCAAAAAGATCTTACTGAAGAACAACGTAAAGTAGGTAAAACTTTTGTAAATCAAGGAGTCTTCGACTCTATGCAGGAATGGGTAGAAGAATTAGCCAAAAATGGCGACTTAGAAGCATAATCTGGAGAGAATAATAAGATGAGTAAAAAAACAATTACACGCGCGAAAAGTACAACTGTAGAAAAGAAAGTACGTCCAAAGGAACGTATTCCTGTAGGTGGTCACAGAGATAAACTAACTGTACAGGGAAGGGATGAAACTAAATATGTATATAGATGGGTAGAAGACGATCATGAGTCTGGCCCTCGTGTATTCCAGTTTGTACAAGGTGGGTGGACATTTACAGATCCTGATTCTGTTACTGTAGGACAGTTATATGTCTATACAACAGAAGATGTAGGATCTATTGTTCGGCGTCCTTCGGGACATAAATATGTATATCTAATGCAAATTGATAAAGATCTTTACGAAGCGGATCAAAAAGAGAAAAATAGATATATTGACGAACAAGAAAAGGATATGCTTCGTGAACGCGATTCTCGAAAAGATGATGGACAGTATGGCGGCGGCAAAATTAGTCGTTCGTTTTAATTGACCCTCACTGGACGGGATTTTAAATTTTATGTTTTAAAGGAGTTATTTAAAAAATGGCGAATATTGATGGCCCAAAGGGCGCTCGTCCAGTAAAGACCCTTTCTGGCCGACCAGTAAACAGTATTATCCGTACTGTTGGAGTTGCTGACGGTGCAGATATCTTTATCTACGATCCAATTCAGCTTTCTTCAGGCTTGGCACAGCGCGCGGCTGTCGCGGGAGCAATTGTAGGAGTAGCTGTTGGATTTGGCAAGAAAAATGACATGGAAAACCGTATAGGTGGCCCTGTTAACTTTGATGCACCTATGACTCGTTATTATGATGATAGTGCAAGTACACACACTGATTGGGTATGTTATTACGTACCTGCGGAAGATCTCATTGTAGAGATGCAGACAGATGCTGCTGTAACTCTAGTAGTTGGAGAAGCCCAAGACCTCATAGTAGGTTCTGGTGATACTGCTACAGGGCTTTCCGATATGGAAATTGACGCTGATGCGCTAACTGCTGATGGTGACGTAGTTGTAGTTGAAATTCCAGAGATCTCTGGTAATGACCATACTGCTGCTTGGGGTCGTTATTGGGTTAAATTTGTAAATACTCAGTTCAATAACGCTTAATTAGGAGGTAGTTTATTATGGGTGCTATTACTAGTGCAAGTTTTGCAAAATTGCTGTTCCCAGGTCTTAACAAGATTTATGGACAGACATATAAAGAATATCCAGTTGAATACACTAAACTGGTAGATGTGGAGAAGTCAAGTAAGGCTTACGAAGAAGATCTAGGAGTTACTGGGTTTGGACTGGCATCAGTCAAGACTGAAAATAACAGTATTTCTTACGATGAAGAATCTCAGGCATATTTGACTCGTTATACCCATGCTGTTTGGGGTCTTGGTTTTACCGTTACTCGGGAAATTTATGAAGACGATCAGTATGCGGTTGTAGGTAAGCGGAGGTCTAAGGGCTTGGCATATTCTATGCGACAGACTAAAGAAACCAACGTAGCTAATCTGTATAATCGTGCTTTTAATAGTACGTATACAGGCGGAGATAGTGTAGAGTTATGCTCTGCTCTACATCCTAACTACTCTGGAGGTACTCAGTCTAATGAACCTTCCGTAGCGGCAGATTTATCAGAAGCTTCTCTTGAGCAAGCTTATATTGATATTTCTAAATGGACTAATGATCGGGGCTTGAAGATTGCAGTTAAACCTAAAAGTCTTATCATTCCTGTAGATCTGACTTTTGAAGCGGAGCGTATTCTTAAATCTAATGGACGGGTAGGTACTGCCGATAATGATCCAAATGCAATCAAGGATGTAGGTATATTCCCTGGTGGAGTTGTAGTAAATCATTACTTGACAGATACGGATGCTTGGTTTATTCGTACAGACTGTCCAAATGGGCCTAAACTATTCCAGCGGCGAGCAATGCAGTTTGCTACTGATAATGACTTTGATACTGAAAATGCTAAATTTAAAGCAACAGAGCGTTATAGTACAGGCTGGTCAGATTGGCGCGGTGTTTACGGGTCTCCGGGCGCTTAATTTAATACAAACTAAATAGTTTCCGGGAGTGAGATATCTCCCGGCCCTATAGGGTTACTTAGGAGTGACAAATAAAAATGACAGGTAAAGTTGGAAACATGAGCCACTATGAAGGTGGCTTTTCTGGTGGTTTAACAGTTAGGGGCATGCCTTTAAACATGGCACATCCTGGCAAAGTATTTTGGGTAGGCGATAATACCATTGCTGCTTTTCCAAATCGTAAAACACCTTCAAATGGTAATAAAGGCACGTTTACAGAGCCTTTTGCCACTATTGATTATGCAGTAGGACAATGTACTGCTAACCGTGGTGATATTATCATGGTACTTCCAGGACATACAGAGACAGTAACTGCTGCGGCAGGCCTCGATCTAGATGTAGCAGGAATTGCTGTAATTGGTTTAGGTGCGGGTTCTGACCGTCCTACAATTAACTTCACTACAGCTACTACTGCGGATCTAGATGTAGATGCAGCTAATATTACTCTTGTAAATCTTTTATTTACTGGAGGTATAGATGCTCTCGCTGGGCCTATTGATGTAAATGCTGCGGATTGTACAATTCTTAATTGTGAGTATCGGGACGTTACAGGACAGGCTACAGATGTAATTATTGCAGATGCTAATGCAGATCGTTTAGTTATTGATGGATATTTCCACAACGGAGCTGCGGCTGCGGGTGCTAATTCAGCTATCGCGCTTACAGGTATGGATACTCCTGTAATTCGTAATTTCAAGTTAGTAGGTAATTTTGCTGTTGGCGCTATTGATATTCGTACTACTGCTGCGGTTGATGTAGATATTTATAACGGTTATATCTGGACTAAGAATGCTGCTGATATTGGTATCGTAGATACAATTACAGGATCTACAGGTAAGATTGGCCCTAATATTCAGTTAATGTTAACCGATAATGCGGCTAATATCACTGAGGCAATTACGGGGGCTACGTTCCATCTATTTGATGATATTTACGTATGTAACCTAGCGGGTGAAAAGGGCTTACTTATTAATTGGGTAGCATCTACTGACGCTTAATATTTTATATTATGGGTAATTCTTTAATACAGTACAAAGACTACGCGGAAGTAGATAATACTAGACTTACTGCTATCGATGTATCTAACTGCTGTCCATTACCAGTCCAAGATCCTTGGCTCTCACATGCCGTAAGTGTGATAGAAGCTACGTATGGCGATAAGGTCAGTGTAGGCGAGAAGAATAAGGATTTGTTAAAGTTTGGCACTACCTCACAGTGCCAAACTACTTTAACTACTATAATGGACTTACCAGTAGGTACATATAACGAAACGTATATATCTGATAATTTAATAACTACTTTATCTAGTTCCAATAATTCTGATACAGTTGAGGTAGGTGTAGAAGGACATACTATAGACGAAAGCGGAAACTTTACTTTTGTTACTCAAACTATTACCTTGACAGGACAAACTCAAGCCAGTTTAACTACACCACTAGCACGATGTACTAGATTATATAATAATAATAGCACAGATTTACAAGGGACTATATATGCTTACCAAGATGATACTAGTACGGCAGGAGTTCCCAATACTTCTACTAAAGTACATTGTATGATACCTCTTGGGTATAATCAATCAAGAAAAGCTAGTACAACACTATCTTCAGTCGATTACTGGATTGTAACTAATTGGGGAACAGGAGTTAACGAGAAAGTATCTGCTTTTGTTGATACTCAAATAGAGATCAGATTAAAAGATAAAGTATTTAGAGCTGCTATGAATATCACGGCTAGTTCAGGAGTTACTTCAGATCATTTCTTTGGCCCTTATTTAATTATACCTCCTAACTCTGATATAAGACTCAGAAGTAAAACTGGTTCTAATAATCAAGAAGTTACAGGTCGTTTACAAGGGGTATTAGCAATTATAACATGAATATACATAAAATTTAATAGGTAGTTAAATGGTAGATACAGTCGATACACAATACATATTTACAGGCACTCGTAGAGTAAAAGTAAAACTTACTAACATCTCAGATGGTACTGGAGAAACGGGAGTAGTTAAAGTAGATTTAAGTACTTTAACTGGGCCTAATGGATCTGCACCTACTTCTTCTGTGGTAGAAGTCGTAGAAGCTAATGTCCAAGGGTTTAGCTCAGTAAAACTTTATTGGGATCATACCACAGACGACGAATTGGCTATACTTGGTACAGGTTACTCTTATTTTGATTGGACTGATGTAGGAGGATTTACAGATCCTGGAAGTGCGGGAGGCACTGGGGATATTATATTAACCACTACAGGTGCTAGTGCCACGGCTACATACGATATCGTTTTAACAGTTAGATTAAAAGATTAAAGAAGTATTAAATGACTGCTTTTGTTAAGGTAAATAATGGAGCCTGGAATGTGGCCTCATCCTGGGATGTGGGAGTGGGCTGGCCTAGCTCCTCCGCAGATACGGCAACAATAGGGACATTTGCAACTGAAATCCCTTCAGCCGTAAGTATTACGTGTGGTGCTATTACCATGACGGGCACAAATTCTAGCTCTAGATCTGAACTGACTATTAACGGGTCTTTAACGCTCGCTGGCGCAATGACGTTAAATTCCTACACCACGCTGATATTTGGCCCTAGTTTTATTATTGATATAAATGGAAACTCTATCCTATGGGTGAATAGTGGAGCAAGCATAAACCGAGTTACCAGTAATACAACAGCAGCAAATCGAGGAACAATAAAATCGACTGCTACCGGGGGTAATATATACCGCGCAGCCGGGGTTCAATCTATGGATGGCACATTAAAATATATTGATTTTACCGATATTGGCCTTATCCAGATGGGCAGCAATTTTAATGCAGGCGATAATTTTGACGCATCCTGGAATACCTTTACAGGGTGTGACACTGTGACTTTAGGTGGTTATCGAGAAGGAAGCGGCGACTTAATAATAGAACATAATGATTTCAGAAATTCTACAGCGACTACAAACGCCAGTATTTTAAGCTCAAGACTTAACGGCACGGATACCGGGACGTACTCCATGAAATACAATACTTGGAATTGTCCAAATAAAGTCGCAAGGTTTGAATATGATATTGATGTAACAGGAAGTGTTTTTATAGAAACTACCCCATCTAGCGTATTAACAGGCACAAAGGTATATAATTCTTTGTTTGTATACTCAACTGCGTCAACTAATTTACCCGCGTTTGCGACGTCTACAGCTAACGGCACTTATGTGTATACTAATTTCACATCCCATACTGTAGAGAATATGATCGGAACCTTTGAATATGGCGTGGTCGAAGCCGATTATTATCATTTAACAGATTTTGCAGATCACTTTATCTTATCTACGACGGGAAGCTTAACCGTACAATACACCGTGGTATTAGATGCACGCGGCGGTGTTTTGCTTAACGCATTAGGAACAGCAAAAACAGGAACTTATCAAGCAATTCATAATACATTGGTAGGGCAGTTTGTTGATAATGCATATGGGTTTTTAGCTAGGACTGAATCCGGCGGTTCATTTGCTGGAACTTTAAATTTGCATTCTAATATTGTTTACGACGCATCCGCACAAGCTGGTTCATTAGGCATTAACATGGACGCAGGGACGCCACCGGATGATATGGTGACGTTCATGGATATGAATAATTGGTATAACATAGAAGACCCCTATCATGGCGTAACATCGGCAACTAAAACACCAGGGGTAACAGCCGGTTATGGAGGTAATGACACAACACATAATCCTAATTTCTATGACCCCACTCGAAATATAGCCACATGGGACGCCACATATGGGAGTGGAACAGGCACAGCCGCCGCCGCCGCCGCTCACTTTTTAAAATTAAACGGTTACAACGCAGGCAGTAAAACACAGGTAACAGGGGATATCATAACGGTCTCACCCGCTGATTTGACAACCTGGGTACGTGCAGGGTATGCACCAACTAATATTACCTTAAAAGATGCGGGATACGATGGAATTACTGTAGGCGCTGTAGAATATAAAGCTTTAGCAATCTATGGGGCTAGAGGACTGACTCAACGCATGAAGAAGCGTAGAAGTATGAAATGGTAAAAGGACATAGTAAGAACCCAGGATATATAGCAGGAGATCATTGGGTAGAGTGTGCTCGCTGTGGTTTTGATTATCGGCAATCTCATATGAAACGTGAGTGGACAGGTGTAATTGTCTGTCAAGAATGTTGGGAACCTAGACACCCTCAAGACTTTGTAAGGGCCACAGAAGACGATCAAGCAGCTAAAGGTTTAGTTAATCCACAAAGTACAGAAAATTATATAGGATGTTCTACCTCTACTGATATAGCAGGAGAAGCTGTTGCTGGATGTGCTATTCCTGGGTTTAATGATAGAATTCCTGCTGGTACTTTTACTCTTTAAGGATTTAAATTAAAATGGCAGACACAACTTTTGTAAATGGAGTAACAAAAATACCTACAGCGTGGCTTAATGAAGTCAATAACTTAGTCCACACTGTTTTTAATAACCCTACAACGGATAAAATTAATTTAGCAGCTAATGGTGATCTTACTATTGGCCCTATTGCCTCACCTGCTTTGTTTTTGGATGTTTCTGCTAAAAAGGCGGGTCTCGGAACAAATACGCCAGACACTAATCTCCATGTATGGAATGGAAGTGCTGGCTCAGTAAGCGCTCTGGCTGGCACATTAGTGACCATAGAAAATAATGGTGAGGCATATTTAAATTTTCTTACCCCGAACACAGCAACGCAGCAGATACTGTTCGGTGATCCAGAAGATAATAATGCGGGGGCTATAATTTATAGTCATCTAAGTCGCTATCTACAATTTAACGTGGAGGGAATCTCCGCTTTCAAAATAGACTCTAATCAAGATGTAACTATAGGCACAACCTGTGCTTTGTTTGATGTTTCTGCTAACAATTTATCAGTAGGTAGAAATTTAACGACTGAATCGGCGTCCATTCAAGTTGGAGTAGGAAGAACAGGAAATGGATTTTCCAGCTTAGAGCTTATTGGAGACCCGACGTACACCGACTATGGTCTGGTGGTTCGCAGAAATAACGGAGGTGCTAATACTGGTTCAGATATATTGCATCGAGGGACTGGCGCTTTAACTTTACAAACAACTGACGCAGGAAGTATTTTACTAAAAACCAACAGCACCACAGCTCTAACAGTAGACGCCTCTCAAGATATCGCCATCGGTACAACCTGCGCATTTTTTGATGTTTCTGCCAACACACTGCAACTAGGTAAAGGACTGTCCACTCAAACAGCCACATTGGAAATAGGCGCAGGCCGCACGGGTAATGGTGCTTCTGGTATTGTTTTAGTTGGCGATGCAACATATTCAAGTTATGGAGCTGCCCTAACTCGTCTTGGGACAGGGCCAAACACGGATACAATTTTACGCCATAGTGGGACAGGGGCTTTAAGATTGCAGGCTGAAGACTTCGGCTCAATAGAATTTCTTGTGAACGCTTTTACAGCTTTAATCGTTGATGCTGCACAAAATATAAAGATAGGTACAACCGCAACGATGGGGACGTCTGCCACTAAAACTCTAGGGATCGATATAGGTGTAGAGCCAACCACTAGCCCGGCAGGTATGATTCAGGTGTACGCCAAAGACAGCTCAGACGGAACAACAAACGCAACACTAGCATTTAGAACAGAACAGGCAGTAGAGGCAATAGGCACTTTCACACCATCACATAAACATAAAATATGGCTTAATGGTGTTGAGTACTGGATTCAATTAGATGCAGTTTAATAAAGGTGAAATATGACAACTATCGAACAAAAATTTGAGACATTAATCGGGAAACTGCAAGTTCAGCTGGTTACGGTTGTTCAAAGCAACGAAGAGTTACAAGCTAAAGTGAATGAATTGCAAACAGAATTAGATACATTGAAATCTACTCTAGAGGAATAATATAAATGGCAGTATCCGCATCTATTGATTTTGCAGCTACTAGAGATGATATAATAACTGAGGCACTGGAACAGTTAGGCGTTCTTGGCGAAGGAGAAAGTCCTTCTGCTGCCCAAATATCTTCCTCTGCACGTACTCTTAATATGATGTTGAAGTCTTGGCAGGCTACAGAAACTAATTTATTTGCTATTGAAAGAGCCTATCTTTTCTTACAAAAAGATCAAGTTAAATACGAGTTACGTAATGATGCTTCAGCGGATAATTTTACTACGGAATTAATTAATACCTACATCTCTACAGCAGCGAGTTCTGGGGGGTCTAGTATAGCAGTGAACGATGGCTCCACTACTGCTGATTCAGATAAAATAGGTGTCGAATTAGATAATGGATCTATTCAGT